AATGAAATGACGGATAATTTTATGCATATCTGTTATCTCCTTGGTGATTATTTGTTATACGGTGGACTGCTCTTATACGGATGCACTAAAATCATGTTCTCCAGGAGTATCAAACTTATAAACAGTTCCTGTTGCCCTTTCCTTTATAATTACGCAGCCACATCCACCTTGACCTGGATAGCCTCCACCTTCTCCGACACCGCCCCCACCACTACCGGTACCATCAAGTCCAGCACCAGCACCGCCAGGGTTACCGCCCTTTCCCCCAATCCCTGAACCACCATTCCCGGATGTCCCGCTATTGGTGGCCCCGCCACCGCCACCGGCGTAAAATTTACTTACTCCATCAATATCTAATTCGATGCCTGGACCACCATTGCCACCGCTGGTGGATGTTGCATGAGAACCGCTTCCCCCAGCACCGCCGCCACCGCCACCGGATCGATAGGCGGTCGTTGCTGTCCCGTTTCCATCTCCGCCATCATAGCCTTGTCTTGGTGGGCCCGCATAACCTGATCCACCAGGGTAAGCATTAACACCACCTGTATTACCACCCCCGGCTCCCCCTCCTGAACCACCATCTGCCCCAGGCTTATCAGCAGAAGCTGACCACCACCCGCCACCGCCACCACCACCACCTTTAGCAGTATAACCGAAAGCTATTGTGTCTTCTCCGTTGAGGCGGACAGTTGTTGCGTCAGTAGGAACACCTCCAGCCCCAACGTAAATTTTCCCCTGTGCTGGAATTTCAATATTCTCCAAATAAATCAGACCACCAGCGCCACCGCCACCACCGGTATCAGTGCCACCACCAGCGCCGCCGCCACCAATCAAGAGTATGTCTACATTCAGAAATTGAGTCCATCGATAATCATACAATCGACTGCGGCCCGATAGAAGCAGGTGCCCCTTCTTGTCCAGGCTGTATCCAAAGAATCTGTCTCGCAACCGTTTCATTTACGAATCCGCCATGGTGTTGACAAAGCCGTGAACGGTGATAACGTCCGCCACGCTTGCGAAGGCCTTGACCGTTGCATCGTTTTGTAGCAAGAATCCCGGCACTACCGGCACAAGCCCCTCCTTTGAGGGGATGTCCATGATGATATTATCCTCTGTGCTGGCGCTGCCGAATTCAATGGTAAGCGTCACGGCTTCGGTATGGTTGTTCTGCGCCCAGAGCCAGACTTCATCAAAAGTGCCTGCTATCGTTCCAGAAACTGCCGCGTGGATAGTCGTCCCTACCGTTTGCGTGGCCGCGACTTTGATTCCCTTACCGTCCGTGCTCCCTGATAATTTCCGCTTGTATCCTACTGACATATCTCAATCCTCCGTCAAAAATAGTTTATTGGTCAATACCGACTTACTTTCGTCATAGAATGGATCAGCAAAATTAAGACCCCATGCCACCCACATGGACCCGCCTGTCAGCGAGGGCGCCCACTGTGCGTACAGTGTTGTGTCCAGGTTCATGGTGATTGAATCGCCAGGGTCGTAGTCCGTTCCTCCACCGCCCGGTTCCGTATTCCACGCCCGGAACCAATATCCTTCCTTTTCGAGAGTGCCGAGACCGGCAACGATCGCCGTGGCCGTCACGGGATACGGGGAATCCCCATCAACCGGAGCCACCCCGCCAGTATTGGTATTCCCGTCATAGAGTAATTCTACCCTCCGCTCAATCCACAGATCATGCGCATCCCACGAATACACTCCATCCCGAACACTATCTAGCACAAATCGCAACTCCTTATTGACTCTCCCAATACCGAGGTCGGCGATCTCTGTAGCCCGAGAATACGCCTGGGACGTACCGCTGATGGGGGCGTATGTCTGACGTAGAGTGTTGTTCTCGTCGTAGATTCGCAGCCGATAGGTCGTCCCTTCCTCCGGGCCAATATCCCCTGCGTTTTGTGCGTAATAGGTTGTCCCCGTTTGTTGAAGCCGGTCACGGTGTGCCCACGTCACCACCAAATCGCCAGTAATGTATTCAGGATATGCCTGTCCATTAAATTTCAGGTTCCCCGGCGGGAATGGCCGTAGCATACGGCCGTCCATTATTAGTGCATCTTGTGGGGCGCTGTCTATCCCAAGCGTACCCTTGCCCGTTTCAGGCAGTATCTTGGCGTGGACTGTTTCACCATCAAGGTATTCCGTGGGGTCAACCGCTTTGAATCTTTGCAGGAACCATATCCGTGTGCCTTCCGCGTGGGGGCGTGGAACCGTGTCCAGTATACCCCGCTTAAGCGTCACCGTGGAGGCCGTCAGGTTGATAGCCGTCACTTCACAATACTCCGTCCCGATAACGGCGTATTCATTCAACGGAACGACTTCCATGTCCCACCCGGACGTATATGCTATGGTGGTGGTGACTTCTGGGACCATGGCCGTTGCGATGGTAGCCGTGGGTGCAAATTCCCACGTTATGCCTCGTCTCTCATACGTTCCAGTGCTGATCCGCGACCATAATTGGTAGCCGTAAGAATCCCCTGATGGTCTGCCCGCACCGACTGCGAGCATCCCGGCATAGGGGTCTATCTCCTCCCATACCGCTGTAGATTCACCATACCGCCGGACCCACTCGATGTAAGGCATTTCTTGCAAAACCCTGTGATCAGCCACGGCGGGCAGTGTGATTGGATCCACCCACCCAGTCGCAGAAGGCACAGAGTAATGAGATTCCGCAATACCATAGATGTCCTGCTGGCACTGGATTGTCACCTCGTGATTATCTAGGTCACCATAATCAATCTGGGTGATACGCATCTGTTCATTGGATACACCATATCTTTCCCACGTAAACGATATTACGTCACCGAGGCGTAAGGTGCGGAGGGAACGGTTGCCGACAAGGATTGCAGTGGACAGAGGGGCCGACAAGGAACGGAGGTCACGGGCCGCAATCATTAGGGCAACGGAGTGTTCTGCAATACCGTCGTAGGTTCGTGTTTCCGCATTAACCTCCCCGTTCTGCTGCTGTAGGAGTGCAGGGTTGTGGAGAGTGACGGAGTGCTCCTCCAGTTGCCTGTCACGATAGCGTACTATGACCGTGTTCACCTGTTCTGCCGAGGTGCGACGGCTAAAGTTGCGCACCTCGATCAGGTTGGTCTCATCGAGCGACATGACCGGGGCTTCGCCTGCCCGCGCCAGTTTCAGGGTAATTTTTCCTGTTTCAAGGTCGGAAAAAACAAACCCCTCAATGTGCCGGAGGACTTCAGCAATCCTGTCCTCTGCCGGCGTTGATCTGCTAAATAAAAAAGACACACCGAGACCCTCGGCGGCTAATATTGACCGGGCGGTAGAGAAAGAGTCAAGATTTAGTTGGATATCCGACAGACCTAGCCCCTCCGACGTGTGTAGCAAGTAAAGAAGATGTGCTGGGTTTATGTCGTGTCCTGTTGCCCCCACGATGGCGTGACCGTTGGTGTAACGCCCTTCAATTGCCCAAGGCTGTGGATTGGGTGATATGGCCGCAAGATAAGGCTGGCGTAGAACAAGACCAACGTTCCCCCGGTATGCTGGGATGTTCGCACCAAGGACGGACTGGAGGTAATCGTTCTGTCCTTGTGTTGGTCCGCCAAATTCCACGTCAACGTATCCTACTACCCCACCGCTTCGTTCCTCGCCACCGTGAAGATTCGGTTTGTCGATATAGATTTGCTGGTTCGAGGTGACAGTGCCTGACCATGCTTCCTCATTACCAACCTTGATTTTCAAGATGGCGTCGAGTTTTCGACACAGTATTAGGTGCATACCGAGATAGTAACGATATCCGATAATAACAGGATCCGCACTCTTACCGCCCATCGCACCGCCTCACTAATTCGTCAGATAGATGTTGCCGCAATGCCACCAATCGCTCCCGCTCAATGCCGTTTCTGACAAAGTCACGGAAATCTATGCCGTTACTCGCACAGAACCGCTTAATTCCCCTCACACAATAGCCCAAGGATCGGCAATCTGATAGGTATATTTTATCCCTCATCTCCATATCGCCGTAGTCTTGTAGTCGCCAAACCATACACAGTTTGGGCCTTTGAGAATCCTTTGACCATAGAGTTGTGGGATTTCCCGCCCCGCCGTAGCAGTGGGGAAATCTATCTCGTCAAAGCCTGCCGGGGTCGCGTGTTGCGGCTCCGGGGGCCTGGTTCTCGTGACGTATGAAATCCCTAACGTAAATACAAAAAACGCTAATCTCCACATAAGTGCCTCCTCTCTCTATCTTAGTGTGCTACCTCCAGGGCCACCAGACATATTATAACCCAGTCCCATGAATGGGTTTTTCGTGGGGATGTAAGGAAATCCCCGGTAATTGATGATATTGTTGTACTTCTCCAAACAATCCGCAGGAGTATGGTCACAGCCAGGGTATACATAGCAGTTGGCGCCTGCGGTTATATGCGCCCCTGGCATATCCAGTGTGATGACGTCGCCGGAGTGCGCCTCTATGGTCCGATAGGTGTTCCAACTAACCACCACGCTTCCTCCAGTGTAATATCCGTTAGCCTTCCCTGATAGGCCGGGGATGGTAATATCGAGGCCGCTCACCACCGAGATATTCCCGACGTAGCGATAGGTTGCGCCGGACAGCCCACACTCCGCAGAGAACAGCGGAACGGGGCAGAGTAACTGATAATAATCAGTCAAAAGATCCCTCTTGTAGGCGGTTAGCAGCGATTCCCCGGTAATCATGGCCTCCTCCCCCTCAAATCCAACCAGTGTCACCCGCCCGACCCATATCGGCAAATAGACTCCCTCCTGCCCACGCCTGATAATCAACGTGACCACCATAGTGCTATCCAACGTCATGGCCGATACCAGGGGATTATTCCGCGCGGTGGCAATCGTTAGGGCCGCCTGCGAAACATCAGAGGAGGATATGAGGCGATTGCGCTTGAGAGGATACGCGGTATAGGTCACGCCGTTATACACGACGTCCGCATCCCCGCTCGTTTGCCGATAATAGGTTGCCCCGCGCTGGAACTCATATAGTTCGATCGGGGTTGATGCGTATTGAGATGCTTCGCTCATGCCTCTATAGTCTCCCTCACTGGCAGTATAATTTCGCTCTCCGTAGGTGCGTTCCATACCCACTCAATCCGGTCGGCATCAAGCCGAACGTGATACAGGAATGAGATGGTGCTGAAGGAATCGGGACCTCCGATGAATCCAAAAGGGGTGTCAAGAATCAGGTTTTCTTCATTATCATCCACCTCCGTTGCGTTGACGATTTGACGGCAATAGGTGACCCCGGCTGTGGTACGGAAGCACAGATGTTTGCAAGTATCTCCGGCGTTCAGCAATAGGGTATAGCCGATGTTCTTGATCGTAAGACTCGTTGTTTCCGCTCCGAAGGGTTGTGTGATCTCTATATCCGGCGTCATGGTAGAAATCCAGAACGGCGTCTGCTTGCCCCGTACCTTATGGAGCCATCTTCTAAAATTCCATGCCTGCTCCCGCGTGGAAAAATGAAAACGCATATCGGGAGTACCGGCACGGTTCGCATGATAGCGATACTCATGCAAAACCACCCCCGTCCCATAGTCAATTTTGATCTGAGGCGCGGCAAAGTCTCGCCCCACCGTGTCTCCGGACAGCAAATACCCCGTCACCACGTCGCGCCCCTGATACTGGATGGGCCAATCGTAACTAGCAAGCAGGGCATCGTCCAATGATTCCCACCGTACCACCACCGACCGTAGATCCACTGGATAGTCGCCTACGGTATAAGTGGGAGCCGCCTGCATAACTTGTCCCGGCATGATAGTAGTCCCTACAGGCCATGGGTTGATCACGGGATTGGCCAAAGTAATCATGGTATCAGTGAAGGTATCCACCTCGACAATTTCATTTTGCGTGGGGGAAGTCCACAACACCACAAGTCCACCCTCACGATAGTCGGAAAAGGTCGTGTCTGTGGTGATAGTCCCTGCGCCTTCGGCTATCTCTACCTCTGTCTTTCGCGCCTCGTGCCAGTGAGGGACACAGAAAGGCCGTGTATGCCGACCGCGCATCTGGGCGTTGAATCGCCGTGCATGTCCAGCCTGAACCATTAGGTTCCACTCGTATTCACCACGGGGCTTGCTACGGGTGGCCTGTATGTAGTCATGACCGTCGTAGGATTCCAGGACGTGCGACCGCCATTCCAGCGATTCAAGCATCCCCCTAAGCGGTGGCCATGGAAACAGGACTACACGCGTTCCTATCACGTACAGAACGAGCACCCATGTGTCGTGTGTCCATGTATAGGTTCCGGCTATCTTCGGCGGGCCGACGGTTCCCACAACCACCTCGTAATGCGCCTCCTTGAATCCATCAATCTCAAAGGGCGCAGTAGGTCCGGACTTCAGATGTATTCCGTTCAGCCCGTCACCCGTTAGGTCTAGGATGGTTTCCGTGGTCCGGTAAGTATTCCACAGGTAGACATCGCGGGTCTGTGACGATACGAGATTGCCGAGGTTAATCCGTTGTGTGGAGAGGATAATCTTGTCTTTCAGGTCGGCATCGTAATAGTGTGGAACCACCACGCCGGCATGCGCCGAAGCAGGGAATGGGGGTGTGGGTTGTGCCGAGCCAAGCGGGCCGTAGAGTGAAGGATTGGAGTCACTGGCAAGCCACGCCACTCCGACCGGGTTGTACACATCAAACCCCGGCGGCGAGTCAATTGCCCCCCATGCCCACTCTGTGACAAGAATCCCGTTCATTCTCCAGAGACCACCTTTTTAATGGCTATTGAGCGATATCCATTGCTAAATAATATCCATGTATCATCTCCCAGCGTATACTCCTCCGCCTCATCATGTAGGGCAAGACAGGCTCTCACATCCGCTACCTGCCCAACGGGGTAGAGTCTTGGGTATGTACCCACACTGTAAATTAAGGGAAATAATAGCACCGCACCCACGTCTTGGGGGTCGGGGAGGAGCAGAGATGAGAGCCACCCCGAATCATATGTCGTCGAGGAAGCAGTATAGGGAATAGGAGGGCGGAGGCCAATGATGCCTGAAGAGACACTCCCCTCTGACTGATAATACCATGTCGTGTCAGTGGACAGGTAAACATAAGACAAACAGGGGCGGGCCGAGGTAAATGCGTACTTGGTTTCTACGGTCAGACCTCTCCATCCCGTAGCAAACCACACCTCATCGGCTTGTAAATTATACTCCGAGAGCTTTCCAAAGTGCAGATGCTTGAAGCTACCCGGCTGTCCCTCCACCACCACAGAAACCGTTTTGCC